CCGCCCGGCAGGGTCTGCGCGATCGTCGTGGCGCCCGTGGTGCCCGTCGACGCCGTCTGCGTGGCGTACCCGGCGGAGCCGCCGAGGATGCCGAGGTTCGTGCTGTTGATGTTGGTCGCGCCGACGGCGTCACGCTCCGCTTTCACCACCTCCAGCGCGGCCGCGCGGTTGCTTGGGCCGACCACCAGCAGGGTCGGCTTGATGCCGAGCGGGCGGCCCTGGTCGGAGGTCTGCGCCATCATCGCGGCATAGTTGGTGTTGAACGAGGCGGCATCGAGCGTCGCCTTACTGCCAAACGCCATCTGCCAGAAGCCGTAGCCGACGTTGCCGCGCGCATCCACGCCGTAGCGGAACTCATCACGCATGAACACCGACTCGTCGTCGTCTTTCGTCATGGCCACGAACTTGTAATCCTTGCGTTTCTGCCAGATCACCGGTTTCAGGGCGCGACTGGTATCGAGCAGGAACCACGGGTTGCCGCTGCCGGCCTGCATATTGCTGACGAATCCGCTGCCGACCGGGTGGTCGACATCGAAGAAGTACTGCCCGTCGTAGCAGGTATTAGTGAAACCGGCTGCCAGCAGGGCAAATACCAGTTGGTCCGGGTGCGATGCAGCTGCCTGGCCCATCTGCGTGAACATGGGCCCGTAGATGTTGAAGGTGTCGTCTTCGACCTTGTCGCGCTTGATGCCGACGGTGGACTCGAACTTCTTGTTCTTGATGCTGTAGTTGCTGGCCGACAATTCCTTGATCTGCCGGTCGCCGACCCACTCGCGCAGACTCGGCCACTCGCCGAGCCACGAGTAATCTTCCGTCGCGGTCGAGGACGGAACCTGCGTGGCGATCTTGTCCCAGCTGGGGGATACCCCGGCAAAACCGCCCTGGAAGGCAGCGTTGAACGCCTTGTAGAGAATGGCCAGATTGGCCGCATTGATCTGCATGAGTCTCTCCTGTTAGAACTCGACCCAGACGCCGTCGGCGTCGACATCGCGGACGATGCCGGCGGTGGCGCGGGTGGTGCTGCCATTGGTCTTGCCGACGGTCTGATCGTCGATCACGTAGCAGGTGGCGCCGATATCGGCGCGTGCCAGCAGATCCGCTGCGGTGCCGTTGGCGAGGCGGAAGCAGCCGCGCAGGGTGCTGACGGTGATGGCGCCGGCCGCGCCGCTACTGTTGTCGGCCGGGTCTTCGGCGATGCCGGCTGCGCGCAGGCCATTCTGCGTGGCTGCGCCCTTGACGGCGTTGCCGTTGGCGTTGACGACGACGATGCCGCCGCCCCAAATCTTGCTGTTGGCCTCGACCGGCAGTGCCAGGTCGCGGCCGGAGCGGCGCACGATGGCGCGGTCCTGGGTGAGTGCTGCCATGATGGGCTCCTAATTAGGTGACGGGGTTGGCCTTGCGGTAGTCCTCGACCGACAGCCCCATGGCACGGCACACGGCCAGCTCGTCGGCGGACAGCTCGCCGGGCGGGTCGCCGGCCGGCTGCTTGCCGCTGGTCTGCTGGCCCTTGAGCGCGGCGATCGGCTGGGCCGCGGCGACGTAGTTGCGCAGCGCGGCGAGATCGGATTTGGCCAGCTCGCGTGCCCAGCCCTCCATCGCCGGCAGCAGGCGGCCATCGGCCAGTGCCGCGGCGATCAGCTCGTCGGTCTCGCTGCCGTTGATGCGGGTGGTCAGCGCGGCGATCTGCTGCTGCAGATCGGTGGCGACGGCGAGCGGTACGAATTTGGCCGGGTCGGGGTTGGCCGGTGTGGCCTTCAGCGCGGCCACCTCGGTCTGCAGCTGGTCGGCGCTGGTGGCGCGGGCCTTGAGCGCCGCCAGGCCGCTGGAAATCTGTTCGTCGGTGGCGGTGTCGGGCAGGCCGAGCAGCGCCAGCAGTTCTGCGCGATTCATGGAATCCTCCAAGTGGTGTGTTGGGTGGGCAAAACGGAGTGCGGCGACCGGGGCGAGCCCGTCGAGCGCCGGGTTGTTGGTGAGGCCGGCATGCAGCAGCCGGGTCGGGCGACCCTGTGCGTCGTAGCTGAAGACGGCTGAGATATAGCGGTACTCACCGTCGGCGATCATCTGCTGGGCCCGCGCATTCCAGCGCACGCCCGTGGCGTACAGGCCCTGGCCGTCGCGCCATTCAAGGCCCGAGAACCAGCCGGCCGCCGGTGCGGGCTGGCCGTTCTGCTCGGTCAGCAGGGTCTGGTGCTCGTAATCGACGACGAAATCGTTGGCCTTGGCGCTGTTGGCGATCAGCCTGGCCGCGATGGTGGCATCGAGCTGCCAGCGCTTGCCGGGGCCGGGGCGGCCATCAGTGGCCTTGAACTGGCCGGCCGGCAGCAGCTGGAAGCTGTTGCCGTCGATGGCGAGCTGGGCGGTGAGGACGGCGATGTGGGAGGTGCGAGTCATGCCGCCAGTTTGGCTGGCGGCTCGCGTGGGGGCTTTTAATGGGGGTTAGTGATTTTTACCAGCCCGCAGGGCGCGGGCTGGCAGGCGGGTCAGACGTATTGCATCGAGTCGAAAACGGCCTGCAGGTCGTCGCTGAGCAGGGACAGCGTGCCGATGAAGGCTTCCGCCCGCAGTTGCAGGGTGGCGTTGGGCGAGGCGGCGCAGGCGATGTCCATCAGGGTGGTCAGCGATTCATCGACCCGGCGCAGCCGGTTGTAATGCGATTCGTCGAGCAGATAGTGGTGTGCCATGATGCCCTCATGCCTCCCATGCCAGTGTGGCGCGGCTGCTCCACTTGCCGTTCTTGATCAGGCTGACGGTGGCGGTGGAGACCTCCAGCAGACGGGCAATCTGTGCACCGGGCATGCCTTGCGCCAGCAGCTCTCGGATTTGCTGCTCCAGCACCGGGGTAACGGCACGCAGGGCGCGCGGCTTGGATTTTTGGTTGGCTTCGAGCAGGGAGATGTATTTGCCCGCCACGTCCACCAGCGACAGGATGGCATTGACCTTGTCGTCGGTGGCCGCCTGGCGCTCGGCCACCTGCGCCAGCAGTGCCTGGGTCTGGGTCAGCGACTGGGCCATGGCCGGCAGGGCCGAGCCGCCGCGCAGCATGGATTCCATCTGGTTGAACTGGGCAATGAAGGCTTCCTTGACAGCAGCGGCGCGTGGGCCGGTGAAACCCATGACCAGGAACATGAAGCCATCGCGGGTGAGTTCGTACATGCGCTGCTCCCGCCCTTGCATATCGAGGTAGGGGGTCTCCTTAAAATTCAGGAGACGAAATTCGTCTGAGCAGTCAATTCCGGAAATTTTCTGAAGAATGTTGTCGTGCCGCTTGTCGAAATACTCGGCGACGATCTTGCTGGTGCAGAACACTTCGCCGTCGTGGACGATCAGCGGGATTGTTGGCAGGCTAGTGGAAGCGGGAAAGGAACTTGTCATGTTGGTTCTCCAATAGGGTTAGGAACCTGCCCTGTTTTCAAGCAGGGCGGCCGGGAGCTGAAAACCACCTGGTACGCGACAAGCAGCGCAGCAGGCAGCGGGCATATTCCCCCGAAGGGTCTTGTATTAGCCCACTCCCGGCCATCGGAAAAACCAATGGACGCAAAAAAGCCGCAATACCCACGAACGTGGATGGCTTGCGGCTCTCGTCCGCTTGTCGATACTACACAGGTGTTTTCAAGCACCAGTCCTGAATTTAGCTGGTTTTTTCCATATTGCAAAGCGCTTTTGCTCGGCGCAAATTCCTGTTGTTTCGATACCACTATGGCAATTCGTCGGTCAGGGTGTCCTCGATCGCGCCGAGCACGTCCTCGACCCACGTCGGCGGCAGGCCGTCGAGCGGCATGAACGGCCGGGCGGGGATCGTTACCTGGCGCACGAATACCGGCTGGCCGCCGACCATGAAGTGCAACATCTTTTTATTCTTGGGCACGATGGTGCCGCCGAACTGGTGCAGCCTGGCGCCAGGGCGGTTGGTGCCGACCTCGACCGCGTCGCCGCTGACCTGGTACACCACGCTGTCGCGCAGATGGCCCCGATCGAGCAACGGCTTGCCGCTGCGAAATTTGAGAGGCGCCCACGGTTGGCCGTAGGGCGAAACACTGTTACGGAAGCCGAACTGGATATTGCCGACCAGTTGCTGCCCAACGTTGTCGAGCGCGGGGGCTGGGTTGCGGCCCGACGCAATCAGCTGGTTGAAGGCCGCCAGCACGGCGCTGTCGTTGATCTCGAAGTTCACGTTCATCGTGGATTCCCCTTATACTGGAAGTCGGACAAGGCGGCAGTTTCCTAGGGAAAGGTTGCGGCGTCGGTCGTATGATCGTGGTTCGAGTCCACGCGCCGCCTACAGTCCGCCCCACAGCAGTTCATATGACACCGGATCACGCAAGGTGTCCGCGCTCCTCACCAGCTTCCCGCTCCGCACCAGGTTGGTGGTCACCCGTTCCTTTTTTCCCGTGGCCGGGTTGCGTAACTTCAATTCGTATCCCAGCACGACCACAGTCTTGCCGTGACCCTCCGGTAACGCGTACACGTAGAGCAAGGCGGGCTTGGCCTGCGTCGTATCCAGCAGGATGGCGTCAGGCTTTTGCAATTGGCTGGGCAAGTGGTGCCAGAAGTCATCGGGCAACTGCTGCGCCTTGGCATCGCGCCGGGCATGCAGGATGTCTTCATCCCGGATCGACAGGGCTGCCGATTCAGGCATCAGGCCACGCTGCGCCAGCTGCTCGAGCACCTGCGGCGTCAGCACCCCCACGTGGCGCAATTGAGCATGTGGATGCGGATCGGCAATCACCTGGTCGAACCACTGGCCGAACGCATCATCCAGTTCGGGCGTGATCGTTGGCGCCAGCTGCTTGAACGCCGACGCGGCCAGCTCGGCCGGTACCATGGCGATTTTCTCGACAGCCGCTTCGGCCAGGTGCTGGGCCGCCTCGCGCCCTGGGTGATAGTCCCAGCCCGGATCGACGCCCAGCGGGATCTGCCTCACCTCACCGGTACGTGGGTTGGCCCAGGCGCGTGTCGGCTCGTGCGGCGCGTCATCGGGGCCGGACTTGCCCAGCTTGCGCAGGTCGCGCTCGGAGAGCTGGATCACCGAGCAGCGGCAGCGCCAGCCATTGGGCGGGTAATGGGTGCGCCACCAAGGGTCGTCCCAGCGCAGCACCAGGTTGTCCCAGGCACGATGCTGGGGCCGCGTGCGATCGTCGTCGACCGCGTCATACATCAGGTAGGGTCGATATTTGGCGTTGGTGACGATGGCCTGCCAGTGGCCGGCGGCATAGGCGGTGCTGAGGTTGGTGTCGTAAATGATCTGCAGCCGCCGGGCAGAGCCGAGTTGCACCAGGCGTTGCTCGCCGGTAACCGGGTCGGTCATTTCCTGCCGGCCCCACCAGCCGCGAGCTTCGAGCAGCGGCTGCAGGCCCTCGCGGAATTGCCTGGCCGTCTGCCCCTCGGCGATCGCGCGATCGACCGCATCGCGCACATCGGCCAGCAGGTCCATGTCCAGCATCTTCGCGA